TGCTTGACGATACGAATGATCACTCTTAGGCAAGAATGAGATACCACTCACCTCACCAAAATGCTTATACACCCAAGCACCAACCTCCATCCACTCATTCTCAGCAACACTCACAGTAATGCTAGGCTTATGTTCACACCAATTCTCTTGGTATGCTAACCATAACTCTAAGTGTTCGATAGCAGTCAGTGGTGTAACTTTACTAGGAGCCTTCTGAGGAAACGAGAATACCATCATACTGTCAGGTTTCATAATGTCAGGCTCGTGTGGAACACCAGCATCCATCAAGAAGTTAGTAAGCGGGTCTTTGACGTCTCCGCGCACACGACGAATATAATACTCAGAATACCTAGGATGAATGCCGCTAGCGGAGTCCACAAGTTGAGAGACAGTACCACTAGGCTTGACACAAGTAATGGCAGTAGACTGAGGAATACCAATCTGCTTAGCATACTTTGCATTAGTAATCTGTGCCTCCGTTCTCATTTCTCTAAGGTTAGGACCAACTTTGTATGTGCTGTTCTCTGTCATGTTTTTATTGTCGAAGATGCCCGTGAGCGACACGCCAAGCAGACGCTCTTCTTCCGTGTTCTGCTTCCACACTCTACGCAGATACTTGAAATCTGTGAGAGTAGATTGGAACGTGCCAAGGATTGTAGCGAGCCGTACTTTACGCTTAAGCGAAGCCCAATCATCTGATGCACGAACCACAACCTCAGTAAGATTGCAAAACTGGTGCGGGCGAAGAATAATCTCAGAGCATGGATTAGTACCAAACGGATGATCGTACTCTCTTCTGCCGTTTTTGGCGGCTTGTGCTTGTGCGGCTTGACGATTAAAGATTCCTCGCTCACCACTCTTGGACTGGTAAAGGCTTAACCATTCTTCTATGAACGCGTCCATGCCGGGCTTTTCTGTGTATGAGACAGAATTATTTGCGAGTGCGCGTTGAGGATTATCTGTCCACCACTCACCCGATTTTGCGTTACGCATCCTTCCGTCAGACAGGTTAGATAGCGAGATAAGTGCAGAGCGGCGCACTCCACCAACTACAACCACTTCGGCGATTTTACATACAAGATCGTGACACTCCAAAGGATAGAGTTTACGTCCCGCAGCATTCTTAAAAATATTTACAGTAAACTTTAATAGATCGTCTAGGGGTTCTGGGCCACTAGCCCTACCACCAAACGTTTTGAGACGACTACCAGAGGGTCGAACATCAGTAAGATCCCACGAGGGAACATGCCCAGCATAGAGCAGACTAATTAATTCTCGTAATGCTCTAGCCCAGCCAGCCTTAGAATCAGCCACACGAATAACAGTAGTGCTATTCTCAAAGTGCTCGTTGACTACGGGTAGTTGACCAATATCATCCCGCTCTACAGAGAAGCCTACACCCACACCATTCATGAGAATGTAGAGAATCTCATCGAACACTCGTGGATGATTAACAGGAGTATACGAACAATTATATCCTGCAACATTCTCACGAGACAAGGCCGGACCAGCAGTCATCAGGGCCCGCATACTAGGCATAACCTCTAGATTAATAATAGCATCAAGCAACTCTGCCTTAAGAACACGATCCATCTTATACTCGTGCTTGTCTTGCAAGTGTTGATCCATATACTCTACGTATCGGCTGACAGTCTCGGGCCAATACTCTCGCCGCTTCTCATTGTCAAGCCAGCGAGCATAACGAGACGTTGCAATGAACGTCTGATAATCTGTAGGTAAACTCATTCTTATCCTTTCTAATAGGGCTGGAGGGAGTCGAACCCTCACGCCCGGAGGCTACGGATTTTAAGTCCGCTGCGTATACCAATTCCGCCACAGCCCCATTCAATTTTTACTTTACGTTACTCACACACCGCAAGCCACGAGAACCGTGACTAATCATATACGGCTTACCATTCGTGATAAACCAATAACCATTACACCAATTCGGATACGTTGTAGTGCCTTGCAAATACTCGGTCTGTTGAATATTAAAGAACCCGCCCAACTCTCCCACAACATACGCACCACTAGGATCCCAACCCATAGCACAATGATGCGTATGAGCAGCCAAGACGTGACACTTCTTAATCTCTGCAATAGCAAGAGGATTATTTAGCGGACTCTTGGAGTACGTACTAGGGTGAGCAATAAAGTAACGCTCCTTATTGCTTGTGATATAACAATGATCAAGATTGCTAAACACTAACTTGCAGCCGTGACGAGGAACATCCTTAAAGACCTCCGTCATAGATTCTACAAAAGGCTCCCGATACTCAGCAGCCTTTGTATAACGATAATCATGATTGCCCAGCGTGAATACGATGCGACTAAAATTAGAACATAGAATCTCCATGAGTGCTTGTGCCTCACTCAATTCTTTCTCAATGCCAGCACTCTTCTGCTTAGGATAGTATTGACTCAACGAGTCACCATTCAAAAAATCACCGGCAATGAGAAGATTAGAGTAATCACTGGCCTCATCAAGAAACTCGTTAACCAGTTTAGCGTCATACAATGGCACATGCCAATCCGCCGTAACCGCCCAGTTGCCTTTCAACTCTAAAGGCTTTTCTAACCCAAACTCAAATCGGGTCTTATCTGTTGCGTCTACTCTCATCATAGTATTTCCTTATTCATAATCATTACAAGCATATTTAGTCCATCATCTATACGTCGCTGCACTTGACGCTTACTAATTTTATATTCTTCTGCATGTTCACTAATAGTAGTACCAAGAACTAGAACATCAATAAGCGTATTAAAAAGATTAGTGCTATAATCTTCTAGTTTTCGTAGAGCAATATCCATTTCTGTTTTTGTAATAAGCAAATCCTGATTACCGGAAGCATGATAAACACCCGTAATACTAGTATAATTTTTTAAGAACTCTTTAATTGTTTTAGTATCATAATCCATAAATGCCTTTTTACTTTCATCGCTTTGTAGATATCTTAATCGTTTCGTAAACCTAACCCAATCCTTCATTCGATTAAAAATTGCTTCACTAATAACTTTTTGGTCTGCATCAGGAGGACACAACCATACTGCGATCATGCCCTCCTGATACAAGTCATCATATTCTGCTGCTTTGCGGAACTTGTAGGCAGCACTAGCGATTAATTTCTGGTACTCCCTGATGCGTTGTTCATCAGGGCTAATCATTAGAACAGAGAAGTGTCGGCCGTGCTCGCAGTCACGGAGGAGGGCTTGGACGATAGGGCCGCATCTTCGCCGGCAATACGAATAATTGTATTAGCGGAAAGATTATGATATGTCACTTGCTCGCCGGCCTTATTCTGTCCGGAACTAGAAGAATACTTGCCGTCACAAACAAGGAAGTCGCCCTTGTTGATCGGAATACCCGCCTTTTCGGGCCAGACTGTGACGCTAAAATTCTTGTTAGAACCAATAGCGCGGATCAGCACGTCACGAACCTGCTTATCCCCCGCTTGGCGCGTGCGCGGATCAAACTGCACGATACCAGCAATAGTAATGTACTCACTCATTTGTTTCTCCTTGTGTATACGCATCCCACATTTTGAGGAATGTCTTATATGGTACTACTACAAACCTTCTACCTGTTTTGGATTCTCGTAGAAAGAGGCCCCACTCTTTGCCCCTAGCATTATGGAGGGCTTGTTTGAGGTCTGCGTCTTTTAACGATAATTTTTTTTGATACTTGCATTCTGGAGCAAAATCCATAGGCAAGTCTACTACATCAGGAACATCAAAGCCGCGCGGTCCGGTTCTTTTTCCTCCCAGATCACGAGCAACCTCTCGTTCCCAATCCTTCCATTGATTACTCCGATTCGGGGGTGGGCTCATCCTGTTCGTCTCCCGGATCACGATTAGTCTCAAAGGGAATAACAGTATCATCATCAAGGGGATCATCCCAAGTTTTGATAAGAATCCCACTAAGAGCGTCTTTGATTTCTTGTACCGCGTCTCCAGCGGCAAACAATGCCATAGCCTTATCGTCTTCTGTGGCGATCACGTAAGGATGATCAATAACGGCGCGAACAGTAAGAAACTCTAGAACGGCAGCACAACGCTCACCAATAAGATTAGCGTCGCCCTCCGCCTCAAAAAGCATCTTCTCCATTGGACCCATAATATCATCAGTCATATTATACACCTCCTTAATAGACTTCGGCTTTTGTCAATAACTCAACCCCACCATCAATAGTATCACAGATTTGTACTGCTGTCAAGCCCCCGGCTTGTGTTCTGCGACTCTTGAAATGGACTAGGTTGAAGTTTGTATTAATATGATCCGTCTTGCGTAATTCGATACCACAATCAATAGCAGCACCAATATCACTAGAGCCTCTCGTCTTCACGTACGAAGAAGTCGAATCAGACTTGTTTGTATGATGCAGAATAATCACTGCTGCTCCTGTCTCGCGACAAAGAACATTGATACTATCATTGAATAGTTTTGCCATCTCTCCAGCATTATTCTCGTCACGAGTATGGAATCGTGTAAGAGAGTCTAGTACAATCATGTTTGGCTTGTATGTGATTGCTTCGTCTAGCAACTTGTCGAAGTTACGATCTAGGCGTACACCTTGACGATGCAAGTAGCGTAGATTATTGTATTGTTGGATGCCCAACTGTTTGAGCCTATGATACACCACATCGTGTGGGTTCTCTTCATCAATATACAAGACCTTGCCGTGGTGTGACATTGTGTGTCCAAGCCACATTGTATGACGATCTGCCATTGCTACAGCAAGACTAAGACTAACCCAAGACTTGCCAACATTAGGCTCACCAACAATAAGTGTGGTATCGCCCTTGCAGATAAGCCCACTAATTATCCACTCGTATTCTGGTGGGGGAATGCTAAGATCCAATGGTTTATAATAATAATTACCGTTGAGGCTCTCATTGGCAATGCTTCTAAGAGTATCTAGTGTGTATGATTCAAAGAATTCGCATACATCTTTTACATCATCGGGTAGTAGGATACGCCTAGCCTTGGAGCCTAGGATGCCTCGCAATCGACTCCAAGCGGAGTCCACAGTATTGCGCACATTATAATCACCATCATTATCAAGAACAATAAATACGTGCTCGTACTGTTGTAAAGCGGCGAGCGCCTCACTACTGAATGTTTGGAATCCGGGCAAACCATACACGCTCTTTACGCCTTCTTGCCATAGGCGCATTGTATCAGTCTCTCCTTCACAGAGAAAAGCATACGATTCTTTTACAATGCTTTGTGGAGAGAATAAACCAACACCGTCTCCCTTTCCCCACTTAAAAGTGCGAGGATCGGTCATACGACGAAAGCGTTCCCTATTTAAATATGGTAGACGAATCCACTCATCACTCGTAGACTCTACACCAAAGGCTTCTAGCGTCTCACCTGTGATACCACGCTCACTCTCAAACCAATTCTTATGAGCCTCTAGAATCATAGTTTACTCCCATACTCGAACAAAACAAATAACACTACTTGTGTTGCGATCACGCACCATCACTGCGCCACCATCACTATCATTACCGTGACTAGTGTTGCCCTCAATGGCTTTAAAATCACCATACTTATTTGGGGCTACACTTACAATACCAACATGATCAGAAACACCATCCTTCTTCCAGTCGAAAAGGACAATATCTCCTGCCGCGACCTTATCCTTGGGGACAACAGTAAGCCCATACCGTTGGGCGCGAGCATCATTCACCATGAAGGGACAATAGGCCCAGCGAACGCCCGGTTTAAAATGCTTGGCTCCAACAAAATTAAAACAATACGTAACAAACATAAGGCACCAAGGACCAATAATACCATACCAAGTAGAAAACATGGTACGATTAGTATTTGGAGGACTCTCTTTGACGCCAATATACGAGCGCGCAACTACAAGAGCAGCCTCACCAAGATTCTTCGGCTTACGCTTTTTAGCGCGTTGTTGCATCAGAAGCGTAGGCTTCTTTGCACCAGACAAATAAGCATTAAGACTAGTACCATACGTTCCACGAATATTCTTTTCAGAATATCCTAGCCTCCACTTAGCCTGCGTACATGCTCGTGCAGTCTGCTCACCAAACACACCATCAATCTTACCACTCCAAGCACCATACTCTCGAAGGCTTCGTTGTGCAGCCTTAACATCATTTCCCGTCATCGGGGGACTAGTTAAACTCAAAACTCTCATACCATACTCCTATAATGATTTTTTGCTCGCTCTTCCTCAATAAAGATGAGCCTGTCAATGTACCACTTAGCCTTTTTTAGGTCCTCAATACCTCCTTTGTAGCGGTAACGACTAACATATTTTACCACATTACCCTGATGATAGTCAAGCCCCAAGCCCTCAATAGCCGTGATGACTTCCATCTCTCCTTGTGTATAATGCTTAGGACTATTCACAGGATCATCAATCGCCATTATACGCCTCTTTTTCTGCCCAGTTTGTGCGACTAATCTCACAGTCTGTACCTATATTAACGTACTCTTCAATAGTTTTATTCCGCATAAGTTTAGGAATTTGTTCCGATAATGTGAAGATTTCATTATCAACTGTATCGATAATGATCTCATCATGAACAATGTTTACTATATGTGAGCGGAATTGAACATCATTAAGATAGTGGTGTACTTTTACTACTGCGTCTCTCATAAGGTCGGCGGCCGACCCTTGAATAAGCGCGTTGAGTGCTTTGTGGGATTCTTGGACGTGAAGCCTGCGACCATATAGGCTAGTGATATAGCCGCGTCTTAGACTATTCTCAATGGATTCGTTGAGTTGTTTGATGCCCGGACGAGTCTCATGATACGCTGTGAGCAATCGTCGTGCTTCTTTATATGGCACGTCTAGTTGGCGAATAATTGTTGGTGTGCCACCACCATAGATGATACTAAAGTTTAGGGTCTTACCCACTTGCCTCTGCTCGTCTGTGACGAGTTCCGAACCGTATAGTCCTTGTGCTGTGACAAGGTGCGGGTCTGCTCCATTATTGATTTCGTTAGCCAGTGAATGATCACCGATTCCTCGCGCAAGATAGTATGCGAGTAGGCGGACCTCAATGGCTCTATAATCAAAGAATAGGAATGCATCAAGTTTGGGTACAAATGCACGTTTCACATCCTTTTGATTTCTGGGAATATTTTGTACGTTCACGCGTATCTAGCCTCAATCTGATCTTTATACTTGGCGAAGATTTCTGCCACTCGTTGCTGAATTTCAGTATTATGCACTCTTTGTGCGGTTTCCTGATGAATATACTGTTTGTATAAGAGCCTATCAATGTGATGATAATATCCCGAAAGCAGTGTACGCACCATTAACTCGTAATCATCAGCAACTCTGAGTGTAGGATTATGCCCACCAAGTTCACGATAAAACTCACGATCCCAAGCGCGAACATGATTAGGCATACTAACAATATGACTCATGGTTGTACCATTAATAGCGGGAGATTGCATCACCCATAGTCCGTGTTCCTCGTCCCAATAATCTAATCCATAACCAAAGGCCCAACCATCAGGATACCTGCATGATTCTCCATGCTCATTAATTTCACACCAATTAGAAAAAAAGAATTTTGCTTTATCATTAACATATGCGTCCCACAAACATTCTAATGCGTCAGGAGTTAACTCGTCGTCGTGATCCAACTCTACAAGTAAATCGCCTGTCCCCTGCATAAACGCACACAACTTGACCATGCCAATTGTGCCAATATTTTTGGGAGAACGATGCAACTGAATCTTGTATCGCTCATCATTGCAATACCCATAGACTTGACGAAACACATTATCATTATTAGAATCATCCCAGACCACCCACTCCCAATCAGTATGTGTCTGGTTTTTTAAACTAGTCCATGTTCGTGCAAGAACATCACGCTTTGTCTCATAAGTTGGGGTGATTACGCTGATCATGCTTCTGCCGTTCCGCTGCTCATACGACCCGTTCTTGTACCATGTTGACGAAAGTTAGGATGCAAAACACCCTCCTTAGACTCCTGATACATAGCATCAAAATACGTAACTTTAATTTTATTAGCCTCTCGCAACTCTAAAATCAGTTGTGCAAGTTCATCATCCACTTCTTTAAGTGCGTCTTTTGAGGTGGAGGATACTCGTGAGCCTCTTTTATTGAGTGCGCGTAGAACCTGTTGGTGTGATTGCGGGTTGAACTCCTTACCAGCAAGTTCCCCAATACGACGCTTAAGTTTGTAAATCCGATCACCATACTCCTTTCGTTTCTTACTAACATACTCTGTGTTTACTTGCATCCCCTTAGCCTCAACACCCAACAAGACTAGTGTAAGTTTCTTTTCCAACTCGTACAGGGGATACAGGCTTTCGGGCAAGCGAGGCCATAAAGCCTCGTATAATCGCAAAGTAAACTCCGCATCCTTGGCTGCATAAGGAGCAAGGATCTCATTCGGAATAGGCTCATAACCATCCTCTTTCTTTATTTTATTTTTGCGCCGCCAAGCCCGTAGTACCTCGTCCTCGTCTGTCTCTTCACTAAGAATAGTACGAACAAGATACTTTAGACTAGTAGGCTGATGCTCATTAATTAGATGAGCAATCGCTTGAGTATCCTCAAACTTATTATTAAAAAGACTAATAGAGAACCCTAGACGGCATAGTTTATGAATATCAAACTTGGCATTATGCATAATAATCTTGTCAGCATTCTCAAGAAGACGCATAACAGTCTTTAGATTATTAGACCACTCTTGCTCACTAATATTACGCTTATCATAAACATGAGTAGCGTCGCTTGTTGCAACACTAATCATGAAGGCTTCATCATGCCAACCAACGCCGGTAGTTTCAGTATCAATTGCGATAATTATCATTAAAAATCAGGGTCGGGGGCGTCGAGCGGATCAAAACCCGACTCGCGCTCCAACTCCGAAAGCAAATCCTCATACTCTTTGCCTTCGGCATGCCGCTCCGCGTCAAGATCTTGAAGCCGCGCTAGGGCCTCGGCAGTAATGCCACTATCGGGAGTCTTAACAGGCGTAGCCAAATACTCAAGTTCTTCGAGGCGTAGATAAATCTCATTAATAATATTCTCATAAACCTCCTGCTTGCCTCTATTTTCCTCAATAATATAATCGTCCAGCATATCCCGCAACACCTTTACATACGCACCAATTACAGCAGTATGATTAATAACCAAAAGACTATCAAACATACAATCGCAGTTACAATCATCCATTACAATACACCCCTTTTGGTAAGAGCCTCACGAATAGACTCAACTTTTAGATCCTCAATATCAAGGACTTCCATTATTTGATCCTGCTCGGGCATAGTTCCCGGATCTAACTCTAATGATCGCTGAGTATACGCAATAACCAACTGTTTAAGAGCAAGATCGTTTTTATTTGCTTGACGCTGCAACTCTACAAAGTCGCGCTCGGCAGCATCCCACAAGTAGAGCGCAATACCATACTGATGACACGCCTTTTTTAGTGCTTCGGCCTGCGCAGACTTCACGGCAGTATCAGGATCAAAGTTAATATTCGCTCCAATACCATCACGACTAATCATAGCCTTTTGTGTAGTTAGGAACGCATCATCATCACTTTCACCAATACTAACAACACCAATATCAGAAAGAATAATTGTAAGCGTGCCCTGCACAACAGCCATATATTGTGGTTTACCGCTCTTGGTAGGCGTGGCCTTTGTGATCTTCCACGTATTAATTTGCCAAGCCCAATTATGTTTAAGCACCTCATTTAGACGATTAATATAACCATCAATAGATACATAATCCTGATTGCTTTGATTCTTTTTAACCAGAGACGGGTGAAACTTTTCTGTAAGTTCGTTTGGAATCATTAATTCTCCTTTGCCACGGGCCAATAGTAGTTGTATTCTCCAACAATATCAGGATAGTGCCTACTAGGCGCTGGTACGAATGTTTGCAATGCTAACTCCTTTTTTAATTGCCTCAATGCCGGACTTGGTAAAAAACCACTCACCACGATACAACTCAAGATACCCCAACTGTGACATAAAAGAAATAAAATCGTCGTCACAATCAATAAATGTTCGACAAGGATTATACCGCTTCCATAGCCTCTTCAGGCGCCGCATCACTCACCTCCAACAGTTCGGATGTTTGACTACTACAACCACACAAATCGTCCTTCTCATCCTTCCAAGGACAAAACATACTAGAATAATAAGGACGAAGCCAATGCTCCCAATGCTTATGCTTCTTATTATACTTCCACTCCTTTGTGCCCATAACGGGATCAGGCAACGCACTAGGATACGCATCAATTGCGTCCTCTACCGCATTAATACGCTCAACAATAGCATCTTTAGGGAGCGGAGTGACCTCATACAAGACAGGCTCGTGCCAGCGCCGACGATAATCAGGAGTCGTAGGCAAGTAAAAAATACCCACACGAGACACACGAGGCATACCAAAATGAAAGTATGCACTAACCTGCATAACATGCTCAGGCTTAGGTCCATCAAGAAACGAGA